CATTTATACTGTCCTCTTTTTAAGTTGTTTTGAAAATGAACCAGGAATATCTTTCCATTTCTGCCCACCTTTAGGTTTATTTAGAGTACTTACACGTATACCACGTTTAAGTTTCTTTTTTTTAGGTGCTCCATACACATCCCCTTTAATGAAAGCTTTAGTATCAAAAGTTAACATTAGTAGTTAGGTGTCTTTTTAGTGGCTCTATTTCTGCCATAGTTTGGATACATAATACCTTTTTCAGCCTGTAGTTTCCAAGCATCTTGACTCATCTTACGTCTTTGTGTTACTGATATTTGTTCAGCTTTCTGATTAGCCATTTGTTTAAGAGTTAAGAAACAAGCAGACTTAGCTTCATTAAGTAAATAAGTAAACATTTGTACTGGTAAATCAGGAGTAAATGCATCTGCTATAGTAAAAGCTATAGAACGTTTACCATGACACTGTGTTTTTGAAGACTGTAGTGTACTATCTAATGTAGCTAAATAAGAATCAAATACCATAGTTACATCATCAAAGGAAGTAAAACATTGAGGTTGTTTATTTTTAAGAATATTAATAGTTATACCTGTAGGGTCTGTTACTTTTAAAACTGTAGCTGTAGCAGTACTATCCCTAGCATCAGTAAGATGCATAAACTCTTCTGGAGTTTTATACTCTATTACTTGAAATAAATCTTTATCTGTAGATTTTAATTTACTATTATATTTAATATACTTTAAGTCAATAATATCTTCTGGTAAAAGCATATGAGTAGGTCTAGCAGTAGTACCACTAGCAGTCATTCTAAATAATTCATATAAAAAGGGATAGTCTGTACCATCAACAATATTATAGTAAGAAGTTTTAATTATTTGAGCTACTTGTAAAGACTCTGGTGTAGTATTAATTGAATTTACTTCGTCTGAATCCATATCAGATAAAATATCTTGTGTCATTTCAAGTAATGTCATTTTAGCCATAATTTATCCTATGTAGCAGTTAATGTTAAACCTACTTTTTGAAATATCATATCACCACTTGCTCCTGTATTGTGAGCATAGATTTCAAAGTAGTCATTAGTAGCAGCGTTATAAAAACATGAACCTGAAGCTTGAGTTACATCGCTTGTAACACAAGTTGTTAATACTTGAGAACCAGCTATAACAGTTCCATTTCTATGTACTGCAAATGTTATCTCTCTATCTGCTCCTGCAGCTTGTTTTAAAGATACATCAAAATTAAGATTAACTACTGTTGTAAGACTACCAGTATATGTTAGTCTTGCTGATGTTGCTTCAGTAACTAGACTACCTAGTCCAGAAGCTATTGTTGTTGGTGCTACTTTAGCAGTAGAACTACTATGTGATAAAGTATAGGGAGAAGCTATATTATAGAAATAGAATTTCCCTTTTGGTAAAGCCATCGTGCCTGTAGTCAGTGTTGACCAAGCTCCTGATGCTGAACCATTCGCTACATAAACTTTATTGGCAGCAGCCGCAGCCACACCTTTGGGCTCATGCAAGTCAGTGCCAGTAATAGTTTTGTGTTGAATCGTCATTTTGTTTCCTTGTTAAATTAGGGGTAAGCCCCGAAGGGCTCACCGAGGTATTACTTATTACACATTTCCATTATAGACATATGTAACTCTTAACCTAGCTGACCCAGCTGTAAGCGTACCAGTTTGAGCTGCTACTGTTACTGAAGCTGCTGATGTACCTACTGATTTACCAATAAATACTCCTGCGCCTGTAATAACAGCACCTTTAGTTAATATCAATGCATTAGTACCCTGAGCTTCATCTACTAATCCGTTAGGATCTGTAGTTGCTCCTACTATACCTGCTTGCATTGTAGGTGTACTTCCACCAGCCCAAGCTGTAGTAATATAAATTACTGCAGACTTAATCATGGCATTTGCGGGTAGTTTAAATGTCAGTGCAGTAGTTCCTGCAACTGGCAAGTTATCGTATGAAAAATCCCATTCCGCTGTTTTAAGTAAACCTTGCTTTGAACTTTCTTGACCACCAAATTGCCCATCTGTAGTACGAGGACCATAATGGCTAGCCACATTTCTTTTAGCTCCGACTTCGTATCCCATTATATTCTCCTAGTATGCAGCATGATCAGTGATGATCACACCTAAAGTGTCAAGACGTTGTGCGCCAAAGCCATAACGAGTAGTAACTTGATATTTATCAGCTCTTTCCTCATTATCTCTCCAACCTTCTGTCTGCGGAGCACGTCTCCATGCATGCATCAGTGGTTTACAAGAGTCATCAGCAACACACATAAACACGTTAGCTTTATTACCTACTACTGAAACATCATCAGCTAAGCCATAAGCAGCAGCATTAATGTCTTCTACTGCAGTAACAGAGTGTAGGAAGTTAGATGTATAAACATCAAAACCCATAATATTTCTAACAAATTTATGATCTCTTGCAAAACCTTCATTTAGAATACCTTGGAATTGCGGAGTATTATCAACGACTGTTTGTAAAGAGATTAATCCGTTTAAAGTAGCCTCAACAATAGGATCAACAATTGCAATCCTACCACCTGCAGGAACATTAGCTTTATCAAAAGATAACTTCATTGCTACAAAGTCAGATAAAGTAATTTTCCTAGAAGTACCGCCAGAACCACCAGCAACCCAACGATGTGGGCGACCATTAACTAAGTTAACAGCTCCTGCGGTTTGTGCAGCATTTGCTACATTTAAAAATTTAGTCTCATGGTTTTCACCAAGAGCACGAGTAGATTCCATAGCTCGCATTGACATTAAAGTATCAATTTGAGAACCATCTTCACGTAGGTCATCTGTAACTTTCCATGCATCACCAACGTAGTCAGTAATAGATAGAGTTAGAGTTCCAGTGTCAATGTCATGGAAGTTTAGAGGTGTATCCTCAGCAGCATCTTGTAATGAGACTGTACCAACTGTTTTAACGTTTAAAGTTGTACCAGAACCAAAGTCTGTTACATCTCTCCACATACCTTCAGGTAGTAAATAGTCATGTAAATTATCAAGAATAAACTGCGAATACTGTTGCGATTCAATGAACGCTGTTGTGTTTCCAGTACTAGCCATAATTAATTTTCCTTATAAAATTATGTTTGTTGTTTAATTTTCTCACCTGCAATTTTCCAAGCAGCAGCTAAATCTTTTGTTGTAGCACCCTGTTTTACACGAGCACTCAACTGAGAAGAGTCTCCGACTTGATTTCTAAGCGTTTCTGTATTTATTGAACTAGTAGGCTTAGAGTGTAAAATTTCTCCAGGCTGAGCTAATTCACTAAGTTTTAAAACTAACTTAGGGTTTGTTGCAGCAAGATTGTGTAGTTGTTGTATAGTTAAACCATTTTCTAAAGCCATAGAATTATAAACAGTCTCCGCTTTATTTCCATACTTAGTAGTAAACTTTTCAGATACTAACTGAGCATTTTGCTGATAAACTCTTTCTTTTTCTTTTGACTCTATAGTTTTATTAACAACGTTTTGTAACATATCTTGATTAAATTCAGGTTCCTGATAGGTCGTAACAGGTGGTTGAATTCCAGACTTAATTTCATCTAAAAGTTCCTGAGTAGTTTGTCTCTTAGTCAATTCTTCTTTTACAGCGGCAAGTTCAGACTCTAAAGTCTCAATATGCTTTTGTGCATGAGGTACTGATTTAAGAGCATCTTCTGGGCTCTGGTACTTTTTTCCTTCACCAACTAGTTCTTGAGCTTCGGTCGGAATCTCAAATGCTTTTGGTGCAGTATCTGTTTGTACAGCTTCGTTTGTACTCTGCTCTACAGGTGTTTCAGTTGTTACTTCATCCATGTTACTTATCTCCTTGGTCAGGTATTACATTTAATAATTTTGTATATGCTTTTTGTATTCCTATTTGGTAAGCTTGAAACTCAGACCAAGAAGGTTTATTAAAGTTTTCTTCATCCATACACTTTCTATTTGAAAGACCTATTTGGTCTTCTAAAAAAGCTCTTATTTCTCTAAGAGCCTCTATCTTTGTTAAGGCTTTGCCTTTATCTGATTTTAAATCTATCATACTAATATTATATCACATATTACTCTAAAAGTCAAGCTTAATAACCTGTTGGTTGTTCAGGCATTGGTTCTTCAGTTGCTGGGTCTACTTCAGGTGGTGTACCAGATTCCATCTGTTGCATCTGTTGGTCTACCATCTGTTCTTCCATACCTGGTGCTTGTTGTTGAGACTGTAAGTCTTGTTGTATTTGCATTTTTATCTTCTCTTGCTCTGCAGCTTCAAAAATTGCAGCATTATCTTTAACAAAGTTATACTTCTCAAAGCCCATATATTCTTCTACCATAATAGCTAATTGTTTAGGTGAGATATGTGGAGCTATCATTTGTCCAATTGGGCTATTAAAGACCCCTAGGATGTTCTGTAAGAGCTGTGCTCTAGCAGCGTAATGTCTAGCACCAACTGGTCTTATCTTTCCTCTAGAAGTTAAATCTTCTTTAGTTATAGATAAGAAATCTTGTACACCAAAGTCATCATCATATACTTT